AGGATGATGAGTTTAGAATGAATTCGTTAAATGTAATGAATCACGTAAAACATCGACGCGTGTTATTAGTTCGATGCAACATATATAGAAGAGGTAAAATATATGAATAAGAAAAAAATGACTAATTGTTTTGTAACTAAAAACTATAGTCAATTTAAAAAAACGAAAGGTAACAGACCTATAAGTCAGTCGCACGTTAGTAAAATTAAAAAAGCTATCGCTGCTAAAGACTTAAAGTTACCAATTCTTGTAACTAAAAATATGGATATAAGAGACGGTCATCACACATTCCAAGCTAGGAAAGATCTAGGTTTGGAAATCTACTACATTGTATTAGATTCTAATGATGCATTTGATATGGCATTGTTAAACTCTAATCGATCTGGTTGGAACTATAGTGATTATTTAAATTTTTTCTGCACGTATCAGAGAAAAGATTATATGATCCTAAAGTCAAAAGTAAAACAATATGAGATGCCGATACAAGAAGCGGTGGCCATATTTAATAATCAAGTCAGTTTAAAATCAGACACGATGGATGATTTTAAAGAAGGTAGATTTAAAATACCTGCCAATGGTTTGATTGCTTTTGATAGAATAGCAAGCGAGATGCAATACATTAACAATGTATTAGATAACTCTAAAACTTTGAAGAGAGGTTTTATCAGAGCTTATCTTGTAGCTGACAAGTGTCCAAAATGGGACTTTGCTAGGTTCAAAGCTGCTATGAAATCTAAAGGCGCTAAATTGTTAGGAGCAATCTCAACTGAAGATTATATCTCACAATTTCAAGCTATCTTTAATACAGGTCTAGCATCTAATAAAAAAATTAGATTGTCTAGATTCTTTGAAGATAAAGAGTACGAAAACAAAGAGGAGCGTAGAGTACATTAATTAAAGGGCCTTCGGGCCCTTAATTACAATTATGAGGTGGCAACAAAGACAAACACAAATGATAACAGAATTAAACGAAAAAGTTTTTAGCCGTGATCCGTTAAGAGTTATACGCGCAACTTTTAGTTCGATTGATGTAGTTAATTCTAACTATATAAAAGAACTGAAGAACAGAGAAAACTATCATTCTAAATCTTTTGACAATTGGATTATTGAAAAAATAAAATATGATTTTTTAGTTAACCAAGCCAAGATCGATAATAAAATACCAGGCTACATCTGTAGATTTAATGATGGTAAATACATTGCGTGGAATTTAAGTAAATTAAAAGAACCTAAATGGTATAAAAAACCTTTACCTAAAAACTCAAAGTTTGGAGATAATACTTTTATAGATAAAGATGTAGGAGATTTAATGTTAGAAGATGGAGTAGAATTAATATGCGAATCTTGATAATATTAATATTATTAACTGGTTGTAGTGCGAAGTTCGATAGCTACGACCCAACAACAGCAATGTTAAGATGGATACTAACGAATGAAAAGAAATAATAGTTATAAATACCCAAAGACTCAACGAGAAAAGATAGAAGGTAAACGACACTATGTGTTTGATAAGGAGAAGCTGCCATCGGTGACGACTATCTTGGACCAAACTCAATCAGCCGAGAAGCGCGAATCGTTGAAAGCGTGGACTGAACGTGTAGGTGAAGAGGCTGCCGAGAAAATTAAATCGGAGAGCGCGGCGCGTGGAACGGCGATGCACAAGATTCTTGAGATGTATATCCTTGAGCAAGGTTATCTTGATGAAACAAACGTAGGTAAACAAGCACACAATATGGCTCTACAAGTTATACAAAGTGGACTATCTAATGTTACAGAATTCTATGGCACAGAATGTACTTTGTATTATCCTGGTTTATACGCAGGCCAAACAGATTTAGTTGGGGTTCACAAAGGTGAGGACGCCATCATAGACTTCAAACAAACCAATAAACCAAAACGAAGAGAATGGATTAATGATTATTTTATGCAGCTATCTGCTTATGCTATGGCCCATAACATATTATTTAATACCAGTATAAACAAAGGTGTAGTTATGATGTGCAGTAAAGATAACTATTACCAAGAGTTTATTGTTGAGGGCGAAGAATTTCAAAAATGTAAATTTAACTTTTTAAGGAGGGTGGATGAGTATTATAAAGAAAGACCAAAAGCGACTGGATAATATAGCTAATGCGTATTGGAAAACATCTGGAGAGATGAGAGAAATGTGGGGCCGTAAGTGGTACGAATTAATAAAACAAATAGGAAGGAAATTAGATGAGTCTTCGAATGAGAGATCTGCAGCAGATACTAGACAAATTCACTAATGGTGAAAAAGGTACAGCTATATCAGATTGTTTTATTTATATGGAAAACGACAGAGGTGGCCTTAACGAAATAGGTAGAATAGAATTACAACAAAGTCAGATAATTGGTAAACAACAAAGTTCAGCGGCGTGGCGTGTAGTATTGAAGAAAGATCCAAAGCAAACCTTCATACAATCAACCACGTACAAGCAATGATTTCCTTGGAAACCGGGGCTGAAGCGAGAGTGGAGGCCCCGTGTATATAGAATTGGTCAAGTATCCTGACGTATTTTTACGATCAGTAAGCAATACCGTGCCTTTTCCGCTGGAAGAAAAGACTCAAAGATTAATTAAGTGGATGTATAAAGCTATGTATCAGCATCACGGCATAGGTTTAGCAGCAATACAGGTGGGTTATCAGTTAAGAATGTTTGTAATGGACTGCACACGCAGTCAAGAAAACCCAAAAGTATATATAAATCCAGAAATTGTAAAGAAATCTGATGAAACATTACGTGATAACGAAGGCTGCCTATCAGCTCCAGGCAAGACTGGTGATGTACGTAGGCACATTAGAATAATTCTAAAGTATCAAGATGAGGATGGAAAGGAGCAAAGAAAAACATTTTACAATCTAGAGGCCAGGTGCATACAGCACGAGATGGACCATTTAGATGGTAAATTGTGTATAGATTATGAAAAAGGTGACTATAGTCGGGACAAACATAAGTCCCAAACAATGGTCGAATCTGATTTTAGAGCTAAATCTGATTCGTAAGCAGTGGAAACCATACGCAGATATAGAGCTGCAGGGCCCTGGTATTAAGAAAATTATCAATTATGGCACAAATACGTCAAGCCTTAATTTTAACAAGAAGATGCAGGAGTAGCTGTGCCGCGTATAGTGGAATATTTGCCCCTATTATTTTTTTTTGTGATAAGAAAAAACCTCTGGCACACTTGGCACAGTCCTGTTTTTAGGCTATTAGTGAGGAATACCAAGGGTTATAGCTGTGCCACGGTAAATTTTTCTCTTGGCACACTTGGCACAGTTCCCTACTCGACGCGCGCGACCTTTTTTTTATTTTTGAAAACTTTTTTGCCCAAAAATCTCACTATACAGTATATACAATGATATGAGACGTCTGAAAAAATCTAAATACAAATCTGTTGTTATCAAGAAGAAGAGATATTACTTCTATAAAATCACGTGGTTGGATATCACGGGTGACAGCGGGCACGCAGATTTACATACAGCAGAGGGTTTTATGCCATCAGAGATGATAACTCACGCATACTTGCTTAACAAAGATAAAAAGAATGTTAGAACCTTTGCAAGTTATGAAGCTAATGATGAATTATTTAGTGATAGAAATGTATTTCCAAGAGGGTGTATAGTTAAGATGGAGAAAATAAATGAAAAATAAAAAACCTAATCCTACATTGACAAAGAATATGCCTAATGTAAAATGGACTCAACTTCCACCAAGGAAAGGACCTGACTATAATGGAATACAAACCAGTTACAAACAAGTGGTCACTAGTAAAAAAGTTTCCAAGAAAAATATTTAGTAGAGTTATTGCTACTCTGAATCATTATCAGGGTCTGATTCTTCTTCTGATTTTATTGCTTCTTTTGTTGGGGTAACATCTTTCATCTTATCTTGATAGAAAGCATCAAACTCTTTTATTAAATCTTCTTTAGACATATTATCTAATTGAATGTTTACATTAGTATTAATGTTTTCATTTTTATAATAACCCATAACTTTACCTCTATTCTCTTCAGCTCTTTGTGCTACAGAGTATGTAGAGGGCTGCTGCATAGATGCATTTTTAATTTTACCAAGGTCTTGCATATGAATTGATTTGTTTATTCTAAATCTTAACTCTTGTTCTTTCTCAAGCTGGTCAATATACTTACCTACTAAAGGATACATTCTTCTATTTAATAAATCAGATGCTGCCTTTGTAGCTCTGGTTTTATATCCTGCCTCAAAAGCACATTGAGTATTATTTTTATTACCTCTTTCCCACACATATAACTCTGCAAATGTTTTCTGCTTTTTAGTTAGCATTGGAGGTCTGCCTCTTGGTCTTTTAGCAACTTCTGTCATAAGGTGTATTTATAGCAAAAAAGTATGCATTTTGCAAAATAAGTCCTGTTTATGTCCTGTTTTTATTTACTTCTACATCCTGTAATATATAACCAATCCGGTGAAACCAGAGAGCAAATTTTGGCAATTAGTTAAGAAGAATACACCCAAGATTCAATGGACTAGATTAGAATCCTGGGCATCCTTTGGTGTGCCAGATCTATTGGGATACAATGATTCTTGTGGTTTTTTTATGGTTGAGCTCAAGGTAGTTAGAGGCAACAAGATACACTTTTCACCTCATCAAAAATTGTTTCATTTAACCAGGACTAAACGTGATTTTATAGTTTACCAGCCTTCCCTTAAGCTGGTAAAATTATACGAGAGTAAATCGATCCCCGGTCTGCTTGTAGACCACCGCGAAACACCTTCCCTCGCAATCAATGATTGGGAGCACATTCAGCGCTTGTTGCTCGAGTCCTCCTCGGACGCTTGATCGCTTGCTCGCTCGCTCCCCGGCTCGTTGCTCGTGGGCCCACCCACCCGCCGTGCTTGCTCGCTCGCTCGCTTGTTGGCTTGTTCCTTCTCAAACTGCTTGCGAATCTTCGCAAGCGCTGCATAATATTTTGGGTGATGCCACATTAGAATCATTCTAAACTAGAAATTATTCACTTCCAATTAATCTAATTTCCCCGTGAAGATAACCACTATCGCCCTTGTCACTAACTTCAATATCATCGATCCAATAATTAGGATCGCCGTTGTCTTCCTGCTCGATAACTCTTACAGAGTAGTTTTGTCTTTTTTTGCCTAAACTTTGCAAATGTTTTATTAACTCTTTTACTTTCATTTTATCCTTTCTAGTGGGCCAGATAGGCCACGTTTTTAATTTTCTTATCCCAACACGCTCGACAGTCCTTGCATTCGTTGTCTTGGTTCGGAGCAGGGCAAGTCGCTTTGCTCGGGTCGGTTACCACCGTCGAGGTATAATTAAACTTGCCAGCTGCTTCCTGGTTGACCATCGGCATAGAAAAAATTAATTTTAAATTTGCTGGCGCTCTGTCCTGATACTTTACTGTCCAAGCTTCTCGAGTCGGTAACCAGTGTTGAACATCCGGGGAGCGTCTTGCAACTTCGAAGATCTTGGCCAGGTGTTTCAGGTCCTGGACGTCTCCGGAATCGTGCCATCTAAAAAATTTTGTTTTTTTACTGTTAATCTGCATTGCCATCGCTCGGACCCATAACGGGTGACGGATGGCCTTCAGTCTTTTATACTGTGCATCTTGTACAACTTTAAAAACATAGCAGCCTTTTAATGCATAGCAGCCGTAACACGTCGAGCCTTTAACATTTTGAAGCTTGCCCCCGGTCTTGCATTCTTTAGCAGGTAAACCGTAAGCGTGGCCCGGCATCTTGGACGGCTTGGAGAGGCTGCCCGTTATTTCTTTTGCTTTCTCAATTCTCATAATATCCCATAATAATTATTAAACTTAAATTGTCAACTAAATAAAAAAAATAATTTTATTGACA